TTAATGCCTATACCTACAAGATATAAACCTCATAAAAAAACTAAAATAAACGTTGAAATTAAAAACTGAATGATTATAATAGTAACATACGCTAGAGAATAACTCTCTACCACAAACCGGAGAAACACAATGAAACCTCTTACAACAGACGAAGTAAATTTTGTAGCTAATGTAAAAAAGGCCTATGATTCAGGTGTAGAATTAGAAAGTATGCTTGAAATCGTAACAAAAGTAGTAAAGGCACAAGAAGAATTAAAGAATGCAGAAACCAAGACCTGTAAACTTTGTGGCAATGATCTTCCTTTGGATAATTTCTCAAAAAGAAAACAGAACAAAGATGGCCTGAATGCTGCTTGTAAGCATTGTGTATCTGCTTGGACAAAAGAATATAATGCCAACAGGCGCCGTGAAGCAAAGAAACTTGAAGCCGTTCAAAATGATGCATACTTGAGGTAATAAAATGACTATTCAGGAAAGAAAAGTGAAACTTATAGCAGCCATGATTGTTATAAACAGGCCAGGTGAAGAACAAGTGCTTTTAGATGCTATTGTAAATGTAATACAAGCTAATTTAAATTATTTATATGAAATGGAATTATCATTATACTCTCTTACAGCACTTGATACCATACTTAGTGGAAAAGAGGACGCATAATGGAAGATTATAAACAACTCGCTATAGAAGCCATAGTTCAGATAAAAATGGATGCCTGGAGATTGAGGCAGCATATAAAAACTGTTGATACTATTATCAAATGCAAAACAACCAGAAAGGACGCCAAATGAGACTTATTCCATTTTGTCTAATTTTAATCAGTTTAACTTCTTGTACTCAGAATGATATCGCTTTGCTCATGAATGCCACAACAAAGGCTATGAATGAGGCTTCAGAAGAGTACCAGAATACACCTCAACCAAACTATGAGACCGGCACCAACAAATCAACTACCTGCTATATGGTGGGTAATACTTTATTTTGTGACGATTAGGGTATTGCGAATGCCGATGAAAAGACTCTGCCTAGAATGGAATCAATGATCGACGATCTGGTACAGAGTCAGAATCATATTAACAAACAAGCCCCTTCGGAGGTAACCTAATGAAAAATAGAAATCAATATAGACCTGCTACCAGTCTTTCGAGACAAAGAAAACAAATACGCCGTGACCAGATTATAAAGGTTTTAATATGCATTGTACTATTTATAGTAATGACTATATGTTTCTGGGCATTCATGACCACTGCTGCAAATGCTATGAGTTATCACACTATATTTGAAAACTCATACTCATACAGTGTTAGAAACCAATGTAGAGAGGTAGGCAGGCGATACGGATATTCACATGCCATTGAGTGTGCAGAATCTGTTCTGGAAAGGCAAAGAATTAGAAAGATAGATGAATCATATGTTGAGCGCAACCAAGCCATAGCAGATTACCTTCGTGACCATACCTCTGTAAATGAACGACGGCCTAGGCGATAGACTGACTTTTCTAACTCTCCCTGGCTGTAACGGTCGCGAAGTTGATGTAATATCCAGCATGCGCAACGGTTCAGCTGGCGGAGCAACACCCTCACTATTAAATTTTAAAGGAATACACAATGTACACTATTGTAAATAATCTTATACTACTAGCTAGCATAGCTGTCTTGGGCCTAAGTCTGAAATTATACACAGAGTATTTTAAGGATAAGTCAATGTCTACTAGAATGACTAAAAATACATACAAAATATGATGATTCTCTATCATTAGAAAATGATATGAAAAAATCTATCATATTTTATTTATTCAATCATTTCAATATATTATCATGTATATGATAATTGATATTATATAGAATATGACACATTGTGATACTCATAACATATTGAAATCATTGAATAAAAATTGTATGTATGGACGTTGCTCCGTACATCAATCCCTGGTAATGGGGCTGTATAATATCATAGATAGATTTACGCACGGAGCAACGCCAATGGTGTATTAATTATTTTTAACATAATGTCAAAAAAGTGACTAATTAAAGTCAAAAAAGTGACTAATTAAAGTCAAAATTTTGACAATAAAATGACAAATATTGAAGTCAAAATTTTGACAAAAATACAGCGAATATCTTATATCAATTTTATTTATATAATATATCAACATTATTGATTTGACATACAGAAAAATACTTGGTATATTTATAAGATCATAAAGAGAAATACAATCGTTAACCTCTGAAACTATAGGACAAATTATGGAACTTGAAATAGATCATTTCATCGCTTGGAAGAAAATTGCTGATAGACTTAAACAATTAAAAGTCACAGAAGCAAAGGCCAGAAAGACTCTATGTGCCGTGCTATTTGATGGTGACGAAGGTGAGTTTATCAAAAGAATAGAATTAAATGGATACGCTATCAAGGGCACATCCAAAGTTAGCAGACGACTGGATGAAGGTATTTTGCATGCCATCCACGATGAGTTGTCGGATGCTGACAAAGACGCTGTGCGGTTTAAGCCGGTGTTGAACCTACGAGCATATAGGCAGTTACTTAGTAATTCTGTATTACATGAAGCCGTCACTGAATCACCTGCTATGCCTACCTTAACTGTGGAGCGAATACAGTGATAAAAGTATCCACAACTAAGGGCATGACGAGATATGTCAATATACTCATTTATGCTGTAGCAGGATGGGGTAAAACTGAGCAATGCAAAAATGCTCCTGAACCTTTATTACTCTCTGCAGAAGGCGGCCTGCTTACATTGACAGAGGTAGACATACCTTTACTCGAAAATATGACTATCGAACGATTTAAGGAAGTAAGTGATTGGCTTGATATGTCAAGAGAAGCTAAAAAATACACTACAATTTGTGTAGACTCATTGTCAGAAGTTGCTGAAGTCCTTTTATCTCAGGAGCTTAAAAAGACAAAAGATGCTCGTCAAGCATATGGTGCAATGCATAATGAAATGTCAATTCTTATTCGTAGGCTAATTTTTATGCAAAAGGATGTGTATTTTACAGCAAAGCTTAAAGTACTTAAAACTGATGCAGGGGTTATAACATATGTACCAAATGCTCCTGGCCAGCAATTACTTCAAGCTCTTCCATATTTTTTTGATGAAGTCCTTGTAGGGCGATACGGCAAATTGAAAGATGGGACTCAATATAGGTATATACAAACTAATGAAGATAGGCAGTACCATGCCAAAGATAGGAGTGGTACACTTAGAAAAATAATGCCACCAGACCTAGGTGTCGTTATAAACACAATAAAAGCCGGTGTACGGCTAAAAGAACAGGAGAAATAAAAATGGCACAATTACCACAACCAGCAAATACAGACACTAACAGTGAAGGTCTTGGTAACAGAAGCTTATTGCAACCAGGTGATTATGTGGTTGTAATTACAAAATCAGAGTTTAAGGAAACAAAAGCCAAAAATGGATATTACCTTAATCTGACACTTGTCGTTGCAGAAGGTCCTCGTAAAGGTTCTATGCTTTGGACACTTTTGAATCTTGACAATCCCAACCCAATTGCAGTTGAAATCGCCAACAAAGAGCTTAACTCCATTTGCCAAGCATGCGGCCTTGTTGCAGTTGAAGATAGTGAAGAGCTTCATAATATACCATTTGGAGTCACAGTCGCAATTAAGCCAGCTACTTCTGAATTTGCAGCAAGTAATGTAATTAAAAACTACATGCCTGTAGATGAAGTAGAGGTTGACGGAGAACTCCCGCAAGATAATCCTACTGCCCCTCAATCCAACCCTACAGGTGCAAGTGAACAGACTAAAAAAGCACCAAAAGAAACAAAACAAAAACTCCCCTGGGAAGAGTAATTTAGCAGATTTAGCTGATTTATTAGAATCATCATGTAGTTATCTATATGATGATTCTGATTAATCAAGCCACAATCCTTTTAATATGGCGAATTATGAAAAAGATCATACAGCTAGTACCAAGTGATATACCAGAAACAAGAGAAGAAATACTAAAAGATCAAGATGGTGTATGTGCCATATGTAAAAAAGACCCTAAACGACCTGTACTTGACCATTCACATGCGAAACGAAACAAGGGAACAGGACTTGTAAGGGGCGTTTTATGCTCAAACTGCAATGTATTTCTTGCTAAAATAGAAAATAATTGCACTAGATATGGCATACAAAACATTCAATTACCTGATATTCTTGATAATATTTCAACATATCTAGTTCAAAAGCATTATCCCTATAAGCATCCTTCTGAAAGAAAAATGCCATTAAGATTAATGAAAAGCTCGTATAATGAGCTGTCAAGAAAAAATAAAACACGAACTCCACCCTATAGAAATGGTATGTGGAGTACAAGACTTAAAGCCTTATTTAAGCATAATAATATTGAACCAAAATTCTATAAGGATTGAAATGGAAAAGCAAGCATATTTAGAAATAGGTAATAAATGCCATTGCAGATGCCACATGTGTCGTGCTTACTTAATAAGAAACTACGAAGTTTCATATTCTGTAGCATTGTACAGAATTATAAAGCTAAGAAATGCAGGTTTTAAGCACATACGATTAACTGGCAGAGAGCCTTTAACTTACACTAATATAGATGTTTTAATACGACAAATGAAACAAAATGGTTGTTTTGTAGATATTACAACTACTTTGCTATCTGATATAGCAAATGTAATAAAATCTCTTGAGTGTATAGATAGATTAAGAGTATCTTTATTTGCAACATACGACCTTCATGCATATTTTTATAATACTGATAAATGGGATGTGTTTGTTAAAAATATTAAAACTATAAAAAATTGGAATAGAATAAAATTTACATATACCCTTACTGAGAAAAAAGGAGTAATAAACTATAGCAAATCTGCTGCAAATGGTATTATAAATTTTGTAAAAGAAACTAAACTTACAAATTATGTATTTGAGCTATTTCCTGATTTCATAAACGACAAATTTACAAAGAAAAGAACTGAAAATGTTGTGCAATTTATAGATGTATTGCTTTCAAATGGAATAAATGTTGAATATTATCCAATATTTACAAAAAATATAACTACATGTACAGTGAATAAATACAGATTATATATAAAAAATAATGGTGATGTGTATCCTTGCTGTAATGCTGGAGGTGAAATTGGACAAGACATGCCCCAGGAAGTTTTGCTAGGAAATATTGATATGCATAGTATAGATTATCTTACTTCCAAAAAGCTTATTAATCTTGACAATACAGCATGCAATAGATGCACCAGAAAATTTTACAAATTAATGGAGAAATAATGGTACTCTTATCTGCTCACAATAAAAAAGAAACAACTTTTCATATGATTGATAGCCCTGTTATTAAGCAGGATTTGAGGCCATACTTAGGTGCATCTGGCTTAGGCCATAAATGTGAAAGATACCTGTGGTACACTTTTAGATGGTGCTACAAGTCAGAAATATCCTCCAGACTTAATAGGCTATTTACAAGAGGTCATCTGGAAGAGCCAAAAATTATAGCTGAATTAAATAAAATAGGTATAATCACATACGGCGACCAAAAGGGATTTACTGCAGGGCATGGCCACATAAAAGGTCATTGTGATGGTTTTGCTCTAAGGGTTCCAGAAGCTCCAAAAACAGAGCATTTACTTGAGTTTAAGACAGTGGCATCTAAGTCATTTGCTAAACTCAAAAAAGATGGATTAAAACTGTATAGCGATAATTACTGGGCTCAAGTTCATATTTATATGGGCGAATTTAAAGTAACAAGATGTCTTCATATCAGTGTAAACAAAGACAATGACGATATGTACATTGAAAGAATTTACTATGATGAAAAATTTCATAAAGAATTAATGAAAAAAGGCAATCGAATACTATTTAGTGAATGTCCGCCCGAAAAACGATTCAGCCCAACATGGTATGAATGTAGGTGGTGCAATGCAAAAGATATATGCCACGGAAAGGGCAAAATACATAAGACATGCAGAACATGTGCTCATTGCTCTATGCTTAATGAAGGAAAATGGGGTTGTATACTGCATGATCTTACTTTGGCGACAGATCAACAAAGGCTTGCATGCAATAAGTATGAAAAAATGGATATGTAGTGATTTACGAAGATAGACAATATCAATTAGACTGTGCAGATGCCTGGGCATGTGACATAATACTGAATCCTAAAGCTGCAACTGTTGTAGCTATTCCTACAGGCGGCGGCAAGACTATGATTATGTGCTTGACTATACAAAGATACTTAAAAATGTATCCTCACAATCAAGTAGTTGTCTTATCACATACTCAAGATATTGTACAACAAGATCGTGATTCTTTAAGCAAGTTCTTCCCTGATCACTACATAGGGTTGTATTCTAGCGGTCTTAATAGTAAAACTGTAGGTCAAATAACTGTAGCAGGCATACAAACTGCATACAGATCACCTGAAAAATTTGTATATACAAACCTGTATATTATAGATGAATGCCATACAGTCAATCATAAAAAATCAGGAATGTACAGAAATCTTCTTAGTAAAACTCCAGCCTCAATTGCAGGAATGTCTGCCACAGTGTTTAGAACTGGGCATGGTTTTATCTATGAAGGTGATGCTCTTTTTGATACTCTATCATATGATCTAACTTCAGTTAAAAACTTCAATAAATTAGTAGATGATGGATATTTAACAAAATTAGTATCTGTGTCAACTAAAATGCAGCTTGATACTAAAGGAGTTAAAAAGTCAGGCGGCGATTATAATATAAAAGCATTATCAGAAAAGCATAACAGAGATAGCATAACGAAAGAAGCTATACAAGAAACTTTATACTACGGCAAAAAATATAAAAAATGGCTTGTATTTGCTATTGATATAGATCATGCAGAATCAATATGTAAAGAACTAGTAAAACAAGGCATAAATGCAGATGTATTACATAGTAAAATTACAAAAGATAGACAACAAGTAATACATGATTATAAATATGGAGATACACAAGCCTTAGTATCAGTAGGAATGATTACCACTGGGTTTGATTCTCCATTTGTTGATTTGATTGTACTGCTTCGCTCCACAGAATCTGTTGTTTTACACGTCCAAATGATTGGCAGAGGCCTTAGAGTAGCTCCAGGCAAATCCCATTGTTTAGTACTTGATTTTGCAGGAAATACAAAAAGGCTAGGACCAATAAATAATGTAAAGATACCACGGAAGAAGGGTAAAGGTACAGGTGAAGCTCCTGTAAAGGTATGCCCAAATTGCAGAGCTATACTTCCTGCATCTGTGCGAATATGTGATGTATGTGGGCTAGAATTTAAATTTAAAGTAAAAATATCAGGTAAACCTGGCAATAGCAAAATTGTACAAAAAGATAGTAAACCCAAAGACAAATGGTTAACTGTAAATAAAGCGCAATACCAAAAACACAAAAAGATTGGAAAGCCTGATTCTGTTCTTGTCATATATCATTGCGGAATGAGTACAGTAAAAGATTGGATTCATCCTGAACATTCAGGATATGCAGGAAGGAAGGCTGAAAATTGGCTTAAATTTAGAGGGTATAAAGGAGCTCCTACAGTATCTGCAGTTCTGAAATATTCTAAATACCTTAAAGTTCCAAAAGAAATACTAGTAAATTACGATAGTAAATATCCATTTATAAAGAAAGCTAAATTTTAGGTATCAATTTTATTTATATAATGTATCAATATTATTGATTGGACATTAAATCTAAAATGTATTAATATTATTATTATAAATAAGAAAAACCCAAAACCCAAAACCCAAAACCCATAACACAGGAGAAATATCATGGGAATGACTACAAAACAGATTGCAGCAGGAATAGAGTTATTATTGGCCAGAACAGAGGAGCAAGCTAAGATTTCAGAAGCACGATTTGATAAGCTTGATAACAAGCTATCAAAAATTCACAGCGATATAAGCCAGATGGGAGCCGTTCTGAATGTGATATCAGGAAACACAGCCTCAGCTAGAAATGCTGAAATACTAAGGCATGGCAATGAAAAAACGACAGAACAAAGAAAAAATATAGTTAAGTCTATAGCACCTTGGGCTGACGAGGCAACTGTAGAGACTTATGTATATAATTTAGAATCTAATAGACAAGCAATCAGATACCACTCAGTTGGCCATAGTATAGAAGATGAACTAATGAGGTTTAAACGTATTCTTAACTCACCGGCAGCTATAAGCAGACTTACAGGCTATGACTATGATAGCATATATAGCACTACTCATTCTATTATATTACCTAAGATGAGAAAACAAGTATTAGCCAACAGGCAGTGTCTAGCAGCGGATGGTAAAATAACGAGCCCTGTGAGTGTAGCTCACCTTCCTATATCACTTCTTGTAACGGAGTACGAACTATATGATGTGTATAAAGATTGTGTTATGTGTGACAATGATGCTTTATTACTATTTGCTGCAGACGGTGGTATACAGTTTTTAAATAATTATGTCAATAAATTAGCAGATGCATAAGTTAATAAGAACATTAAATGATTTTAATAATTGTATAAACTATAATGAACCTTTGTTTAGTGATACTGAAACGTACGAAGATATAGGAAAAACAGATGGAGGCTTATACGGCAAAGTACGATTAATACAAATATACCAAAAAGGCTGGAAAGAAGCATATATGTTTGATTGTATGTTTGTTGACTTTTTTGAAGTTCTTGAAATAATAAAACCTGGTTGGTTAGTATTTCATAATGGTTCTTTTGATTTACACACAATAAATTGCAATACAGATGAATTATGGTTTCCAGCTAAAGCAGATGATACAATGTATGCATCAAAGTTCGCCTACCCTGACCAAACAAAATTTGATTTTTATAGCTGTTTAGATCATGCAGGAGTATCTGATAAACATATAGAATCAATAGACAAAAAAGCACAACAAAAGTCAGACTGGTCTCAGGCATTAATGCCAGACCAATTAAGATATGCTGCATATGATGTTTTATACTTATCTCTTTTATGGGAAAAAATAAAATATGTACTTCCAATGGAAGGATATAGGTTAGATATAAAAAATCAACAGTATTCTATAGAGTATGATAGAGTTGGTATGCCTGTAAATATAGATACAATAACTCAGCTGCAACAGCTTCACATAAGAAAATCTGAAAAGTATAAACGACTTTGCCCAGTAAATGTAAATTCACCGAAACAATGCAATGCATGGCTGGGTACCACGAGTACAAATGCTAATACACTTGGTGTTATGGCCCTCAAAGGGAATACTGATGCAGAAAATCTCATAAAAGCCAGACAGCATACAAAAATGCTTGGGTTTTTAAAGAAGTACAAAGCACCATTTATCAGAGGCTTTCATAATGCAGCGGGTGCCAGGACTGGCAGAATGACTTGCAAAGGTGGGAATAGGTATTTTTGTGATAATACACAGAATCCTCCACATGCTATGTTTTCTGCATTTGAAGCACCTCCAGGCAAAGTAATGGTATACAAAGATTACTCCGGCCTTGAATTAAGAATGGCAGTAACCTGGTGTGGAGAGCCTACTATGTATGCAATGATGATGCAAGGCAAAGATATGCATACAGAAACTGGTTGCTACTTATTTGATAAAACTCCAGAAACACTCCCAAAAGAGCTAAGAACTATAACAAAATTTTATAATTTTGGAACTGCATACGGAGCATATCCTCAAACATTAAGAGAGCTCCTAAGATCACAAGCCAGGATTGATCTTAGTTTAAAAAAGGTCACTGAATTAAGAACTAAATGGTTGACTATGTACAACTATTTTGATGAGTGGCATAAAATACATAAACGACAGATGCAAATTTATGGATATTTAGACATAGTTACAGCACTAGGTAGGCCAATAAGAGCATATTCCTTGAATGATTCATTGAACTTCCCTATTCAAGGCTCTTCTGCAGAAGTCACTAAAGTGGCAGTTGACAATTTGTATAAAAGATATAAAACTCCAGATATAATAAATGTAGTGCATGATAGTATAACACTACTTAAAGATGAAGGGAACGAGGCAGAATTGTGGGTAGAAAGATTAAATGAATGTATGATAGATGCATGGTATTATGTCATTAAAGACTTGGCATATCCAGACTTAACAATGCCTGCAGAGGCAGAAATAAAAAAGAGGTGGAAATATTGAAAGCATATCTAGCAAGTGGATGGTTCACTAAAGAGCAAGAGAAAGCCAGAGTAGAAATGCTACAAGCATTATCTGCAGCTGAAATGGACGTGTACAGTCCTAAAGATGATTTGCTATTTATACCTGGTGAATCAAACAAAACAGAAGTGTTTGTTACTAATATCAACGAACTGTGTAATGCTAATTTTATACTTGCATCCACAGTAGACAAAGATATGGGAACACTTTTTGAATGCGGTGTTGCATTTGCTACAGGAATACCAATTGTATACTACTGGCCAGGTGGTTCAGGAGCATTTAATTTAATGCTTGCAGAATCCGCCACTGCAGTATTTACTACATTGGATGGCCTTAAAGCATATTTAACAATTGCTTCAGTAAATGACTTAATTGATTATATACAATATACGGGAGATATTGAATGACTTTTCTGGAAGATATATACAGATTGGCATATATAAAACGATATAGCAATGTGCCAAAGATACATGAAGAATCTGTAGCCGAGCATGGATTCTTTGTAGCAGCTATAGTAATGGAGCTTTACGAAGTATATAAGTTTGATCTTGGAGAAGCTGTTATAATAGCTATATCACATGATATGCCAGAAATAGAGCTCAATGATGCTCCATGGGTTATAAAAAAGAAATACCCAGCTATTGCTAAAGCTTTTGCAGAATGCGAAAGGGAAGTTGCAGAAACTCTTCCAAAAGCTTGTAGGCATGGAGTTCTTGAATATGATAAAAACGAATCAATAGAGTCTCGTATTGTTCGTTTGGCTGATGCTATTCAATGTATTCAATTCTCCAAAGTGGAAGTTGACCTTGGAAACAAAGGATATATGGAAAGAGTGTATACAAATTCAAAAGCAAGAGTACGAAACTTGCAAAGGAAGTTACTAGATCATGTCAGAAAATTATAAAAATCTACCGGGAGTTCCAAAAAGAAAGCCTGCAGGTGTAGCCGGAACAAGTGATGACCAAATGAGAGCTGGTGATAAGACATTAGAATCACGAGGCAGGGTGTATGGTCCTTACAAAGATGGGTTGGTCATCAGGGAAAACATTATTGCAGCAATATTCCAAGGATACAAAAAACATCACGGCCAAGTAATGCCAAGGCGACAGCAGTCTTATTTTTTTGATATAGCAAATAAGCTATGCAGACTTGCTGTAACCCCTACTCACGAAGATAGCTGGAATGATATTCGTGGATATGCAAAATTGATACGTGACGATGTCATGAAAGGACCAGAAAATGCCAATTAATAACAATTTGCCGGATAAAAAATTCCCTATGGCATTCAAATGGAATGAACTGCCTACAACACAGTTTTTGGAGGCCCTTACAGCTATTAAAGTGAAGCTCATGAATTGCCCGTCCAGACGAGATGTTATGAGTTACATACCAGAATACTCTCTTGCTACATGGGAAGATCACCCACGAAATGATTATACATGTGAAAAAAGATGTGATGTAATAAAAAGCTTATTTAAATTTAAACTTTTACCTACTGCTATGGAGACTATAGGATTCACTTTCTTAATATCCAATATTGATCTAATAGATGTAACTCATCTTATACGACACAGATCAATGTCATTCTCTGCCCACTGCACCGGCGACCGTGACCAGAGGGATGATGAGTCTTTGATAAAAGCATCAATTCTTCAATCTAAGTTTGCTACAAAATATATGAATATAGTTAAAGATTGTAAACAGCTATATGCAGATATGGTTGATAGTAAAGACATATCAATACTGGATGCAAGAACTGTACTTCCACGAGGTATGACTAACCATTATTATGCTCGTGTCAATCTGAAAGATTTGATAGCATTTCTTAACCAGCGACTTGACAGACAGATACAGCCGGAGTCAGATAACATAGTGGCAATGAGAATGCTTATTGAGGTAGCTAAAGTATTTCCTGAAATATCCTATTGTGTAGATTTACAAAAGCCGGATGCATGGTATGTAAAAACTGCGCAAACTGACCATAGCTCTAATCTGTATGCACCTGAAAAAAGGAATGATGTGTTTGAATGGAAACCCCAGCACTTTGTATACGGAAAGCAAAGAAGTCACATGCGCGGCGGCAAAACATTCATAAAGTTGTGGTCAAAGCTTGTTGTCAGATACAATAAATTGATAGAGGTATTGGATGACTAAACCGCTAGAAATCACAAAATGGGATAGAAGATTTTTGACCATGGCCACATTAGTCGGGGCATGGTCAAAAGACCCTTCTACAAAAGTTGGTTGTGTAATATCCAGGGGAAATAGGGTAATAAGTATAGGCTTTAATGGGTATCCTCACGGTTTAAAGGATACTCATGATAGTCGTGAGCTTAAGTATGCAAAAACTATACATGCAGAAATAAATGCTATATTGCATGCAAATACTGATCTAACTGGTTGCTATTTATACACATCTGGATTGCCGCCTTGTTCACGGTGCGCTACAGTTATTATACAGTCCAACATAAAAAGAATTTATACAACAGTAAGCAACGGAGAAGCTCTTACTCGTTGGTATAAGGAAACTATGATATCCGAAAGGATGTTTAATGAAGCTGGTATACAATTATACTCGGAGATACGATCATGCCAATAAGAATTGTCCATGAATTAAGAAAAGTTAGGGGTAGAAATGCCAAACTATCTATACTAAGAAAGCATAAAGATAATACTTTATGGAAAAATGTCCTTGTAGCAATGTATGATAGCAGCGTAAATTACTACGTATCTGCCCCGTCTGATATGACCTTTGTAGAAAATGATTGTGCAGGGATGTTTAGCATATTGTTTACTTTAAGTTCCAGAGCAGTTACTGGAAACAATGCAAGAGCATTAGCAATAAAAGGCTCAAAAGCTTATGGAGAAATTTTTAGGTTAATACTTAAAGGTTCTGTTAATGCCGGCATAAGTGTAAAAACAATAAACAAAGCATATCCTTGTCTGATACCTACATTTGATGTAATGTTAGCTGAAAAATGCAAACCTACTAAATTCCCTGTATATGCTAGCATAAAATACGATGGTGTTCGTGTAGTTGTTCTCAAACGTTTTGGAGATATACAAATAAGAACCAGAAGTGGTAAACAATTGTATATTTCTTCATTAACAAAATCGTTTGAACAACAACCGGACGGTGTGTATGATGGTGAACTTGTTATGGGTGATGGCCTCCAAGTAACAAGAACAGGCATAACAGGAGCTGTAAATAAAGTTTTAACAGGTACTATGGATGATATAGAAGGATACACATTCTGTATATTCGATAAATTAACCAATCGCGAATGGGATAATCATACATGCATAAGATCGCTAAGTTGTAGGCTTTCTGACTTGAATGAAAATTTAATACCTGATATATACCTAAGAACAGTTACACAGAAGCCTGTTAACTCGCATAAAGAAATAGCTGATTTATTTGCATCTGTACATGAGAGAGGATATGAAGGTTTAATACTTCGCTATATGGATGATGCATACGAATGGCGTCGAACTAAAGCTTTAATGAAAGTAAAGAAAACTGCAACAGCAGAGCTCACATGTGTGGATGTAATAGATGGCCACGGTAAATATGAGAATATGATCGGAGCTATCCATTGTATTGGAACTATAAAAGGAAAATATCTTATAGATGTAAAAGTTGGAACAGGGCTATCTGACTATGCTAGAGATATGCCGCATGACTTTTATATCGGATATGCCATTGAAGTTGAGTATAATGATATTATTAAAGCAAAAAACAATGATACATACTCCCTATTTCTTCCTGTGTTTAAAAGGGTAGTAGGAGGACCTATATGAAACCTAAAATGTATAATGTTATAGTTCGTAAAAAAGGAAGAGCCTACCAAGTGTATGTTGGAGGCAGGCTTTACAATATGGAGAGTCTAGCTAAGAGATGCAATATAAGTATGACTACTGCTAGAATCATTATACATAGGCCGGATGTAAAGTACAAAATAAATGATTTTATTGTTAAAGCTGAGAATGGTATATCATCAAAAGAGCAAACATACTATCATAAACATTGTCCAATGTGGATGAGTATTGTAATGGAGTTGTCTGGATGTATGCAAACATCTGGAACAAAGCGACTTGAAAGATGGTGCTTAGATGGAGACTATGATAAATTATTCAAGCCTGTAGTGAAGTATAAAACTAAAGGGACAATGGAACCAGTTACAACGACGAAGAAACAAGAGCCAGATAAAACTATGTCGAAAAGAAAATCAATAGCAGATGTTGCGCCTATAGGCACATGGGAGGCGCAACACCTTTAGATTTTAGAAGTGGTATGCTGCAGATGCTGCTACTCCTACATCTTCGCCATCATCCGAAGTGGCAGCAAAAGCACTAGCCTTAGCAGACCACGAATCATTGAAGGACTTTCCAAATCCTATAGCTATCGCTCCTGAGTCATGATAATAAGAAGCACCACCAGTGACAACCATGCCACCAACATAGGGGTCCTCCAGCATACCCATAGCCATTGCCCCGGCAACTGCCCCATAGGCATCATCACCATCTCTGCCAGCTTTTCCTGTAGCGCCTGTAGCACCTGTAGCACCAGTGTTACCTTGTGGGCCGCGAAAACCTGTGTCCCCTTTAGCACCTGCGGAGCCATTAACGCCATTAACGCCATTAACACCACGAGTACCTCTAAGACCCGAAAGACCAATAAGGCCAGTTCTACCGCGTTTACCAGTATACCCTCTTTCTCCTCTATCACCTTTGTCCCCCTTGTCTCCCTTTTCTCCTTGAGGGCCAGGAGGGCAGTCACATCCTTGACAAGCCAACGCAGTGCCACCAAGATACATTGTAGAAGTAATAAAGACTGCAATTAAAATAAAATGTTTCATGATGTCTCCTTATCTAGGTTCAGGAAGAAGCTACTCAGCCTCCACCTCGCTTGGCATACCATCTGCCGTTGATCCATCTCCGGCACCCACTGTAGACCCTTCATGTGCTGATATATTCATTGGCTCATTAG